ACGTGTCGACATTAAAGAGGGAATCAACCATGACAAAATTAACAACGAAGGCGCGGAGCAAGCTACCGGCAAGTGACTTTGCACTACCAAAGTCTAGAAAGTATCCGGTAGAAAATGCTAGCCATGCTAAGAATGCCAAGGCCAGAGCATCTGAGATGGAGCATAAGGGCAAGATATCTGAATCTACCAAGTCTAAGATTGATGCCAAGGCTAACAAGGTTCTCAAGAAGAAATAATATGTTCCACGTGAAACATATTGGGTCAAAAAGTTGTTTGACAGAATCAATTACTGCATACATACTGAGGCTAGAAACAGTGCTGGCTGTATAATCCAGGGACACCCACTCATGGGGTTACAAATGAGCGCGCTGGGCGAAACCAGGGACACCGTCACGGGGTTAAGTGAATGAGGATGAAGAATTGGAAAACGAAGTAACAGAGATAGTTGAAGATGTAGCACCGGTTGAAGCTGTAGCTGAACAGAAGATGCTTCCTATGGATAGAGTCAATGACATAGCCAGAAGAGCAAAGATGGAAGGTTACGAGAAGGCTAAAGCTGAATATGCCTCTGAGATGCAGTCTAAAATGAATCAACAAAGTGCTGAACAGCCCGTAGCCGCCCCACAAGCAGGTGACGAGACGAGAAAGCAGGTTGTTGAAGAGATTTCTAGATTAGCTCAAGAGCATAAGCTGAAATTAGAGGAAGAAGCTGAAAAGAAACGTTTGCAAGAAATTGCAAATAATTACTTTGAGAAGATGGAGAAGGGCTCAGAGCTTTTTGAAGACTTCGATGAAGTGATGAAGGGTTTCAATGCTTCTAAAAATGCTGACGTCATAGAGTTAGCGCATGAGTTCGATAATTTGCCACAGATCATATATGAATTGGCAAATAATCGTTCTAAAGCTGCTGAGCTACGAAGGATGGCTAAAGATGACCCAGAGGATGCACTTTATGAACTGCAAAGGCTGGCTAAATCAATCTCTCAAAATGAAGAAGCGCAACAACAATATATCCCTGCTAAGCCTCCGTTGACCAAGCCTAAACCCTCACATGTTGGCACAGATTCCGGCGTGATGAGCCTTAAAGACTACAAGAATGCAAGCTGGCTAAAAGGCTGATAACTTCTTAAAGCATAAGGACATGTGGCCGTATTCGGTGCCTAATTAAATTTACTCAATTTATAGGTGATTAATATGGCAGCGCCAATCAATATTCTACAGGTCGTTCAAACGTACCAAATGGCAGGTCTAGCAGCACTTCAAAATTTGAACTGCTTCATGGGTACTGCAAACACAAAGTTCAAAAATTTCGATAAAATTACAGCAAATTTAGGTGACACGGTCACATTCGACTTGCCACCACGTTTCACTTCAACCAACTCTTTGGTTGTAGCATTTCAACCAGCTGATCAGCGCGTACAACCTTTAACTGTTAATCAACAGTTATCAACCGCTTATGAGTTCACAGCTCAACAATTCATATTCCAAGCACGTGAGTACATGGAAAGATTTGGTAAGTTCGCGATTGCTGAAATTGGCGCTCGTATTGAGTCTAATATCGCTCAAAACTGCGTAACTAACACTTACCGTTTCTACGGTGATGGTATTACCCCAATCAACTCTTACAATCAATTAGCTTACGCTTTGGCTCAGTTCAGAACTTATGGTTCTGCTAACAGCCGCGCTAAAGGTTATATCTCTGACGTAGTGGTTCCTGGAATCATCGGCAGTGGTTTAAACCAATTTGCTACAACTCGTAACAACGAGATTGCCAACTCTTGGGAGCTTGGATTATTCTCTAACTGTGAGTGGTACCAATCTAACTTACTTCCAGTACATATTGCTGGTAACGTTGGCGTCAATCAAGCTACTTTGACTGTATCAGGTTTCACTAATAATGGTGTAGCTGGTGCGATTGATACTATTACATTCTTAATCAGTGGCGCTCCTGGTGTTGATGGTAATGCTGTATTCCAATACGACAAACTATATTTCTTAGATGGCGTTGCAGGTCTTCCTAACGTTCGTTACTTAACATTCATTGGTCATCAACCATCAGCTGCACCTGTTCAAGTACAGATTACTGCTGCTGCTGCATCTGATGCTGGCAGCCATGTTACTGTGTCTATTTTCCCACAGTTACAGGTATTGCCGACCAACTACCAGAACATTACTACAGCGATTCAGCTCAACATGCAGGCTAAGATTCTGCCATCTCATAGAGCTGGTCTAATTACGGCTGGTGATCCATTCTATGTAGCGATGCCACAGTTACCAGAAGAAGTTCCATTCCCAACTGCTAACATGATGGATCCTGAAACAGGCGTGTCACTTAGACAGTATTATGGTTCTCGCTTCGGGCAAAACGAAAGAGGAATGGTGTTTGACTGTATCTGGGGAAGTACGCTCGTCCCTGAATATTCTATGGCAATTATACAACCTTTATAGAGTCGGGAATTATACCATAGCAGCTTATCCGGGGTTCGACACTACCCCGGACTTTTTTAACTAATCGAGGATGACAAAAATGGCATACACTTTTCCACAAACCCCAATCTCCAATGCGGGTTTATACTACGTAAATGGATTGCAATTATCTAATGATGTAACCAATCCAACAACAACTATTGATATCGCTGTTGGCCAATGTCGCGATAGCACTAATACTAATGATATTTTCGTTAATGCTGTATATAACGTTACAACAGTTCCACCAACCTTGGTCACTAACTATGTAACTGCTAGTACAACTTTTGTTGGCGCTGGCGGCTTAGATACAGGCGTTGTAGCAATAAACACAATGTACGCTGTGTACGCTATCGGCTCTTCAGCTAATCAGCCATTCCTGGTCAACTATGCTCCAATCAACGTAACCCCACCAACCGAACTTCCATTTTCTGCGGTTCCAGGTGCGGCTATTCTTTCATTAAGCTTCGTGCAACCAGTATTGCCACAAGGCTATGATATGTATAGAAGAATCGGTGCAGTGGTTACCGATGGTGCTGGTCATATTGAAGAATTCAGACAAACTGGCAATGCTTCACAACGTACTATGCGCTATGGCGTTGGTGTTGGTGTTGTTGCTGCTGGCCATGCTGTTGGTTACACCGCTGTTAGCTTGAATGTTAATGCTCCAGCTGTTCCGCCTATTGCCACTGATGTTTTATTATTGGTTCAAATTACACCAACTGTTGCAGGTAATGAAGTTGCATTCCAACCTACTGGCGCTGGCGCAGGTTCTATTTATGCATACTTATCAGGAAGCGTAGCTGGTATTGATCAGCAAGCCACTCTGACTTGCCCATGTAATGCGGCTTCTAGCATTAGTTACAAAGTAACAGAGGCTGGTGATGCCGTAACATATGCAGTATCAGGATATGTAGACCTTCTATAAGGAGTCTTTATGACAATGTCAGCTCCAGAAACCCCGGTAGTAAATGCCGGGTCTCTTTATATAAGCGGTTTAAAGCTAAGTGTAGACCAAGCTGCTGGCCAGTATATATTTGATGTATCAGCCGGCGCATGTAGAGATAGCACTAATACTAATGATATCGTTTTACAGGGACCGGTAGAGGTTAATATAGATGCGATTGGTCTTAATGGTTTAGATGTTGCCGGCGATATAGGGCCAGCAATGTTAGCCGTATATGCTGTTGGCTCATCTGTTAAACCTGCAATCACGTTATCAATTGGCACAGGCACTCCAACATATGCGCTTTATTCTGACGCCCCTGCAGGCGTTATCGTCTCCTTAAACTTTACTGCACCTATTATGCCTTTTGGATATGATATGTTCAGAAGAATTGGGGCAATAACAGTAGATGATAGCTTTGAGATAGTTCGTTTCGTTCAGACAGGAAATAGTAGTTCACGTACCATGTTATATGGTGATACTTCTCTTTATGAGGTGCTAAATGCTGGCGGTTCAACAGTATACTTTCCTATACCATTGAATGATTTAATTCAAACCATTCCTTGGTCAGTGGAACTTACTGTAGTCTTGCATGCACTATACGTTCCAAGCGGAGCAGGGCATAGCTTCAATCTAGCGCCGAGCGATGCTTTTGGTGCGGACTTATATACTTTGTTCTCATCACCAGTGGCAGCAATTTCGGTTAATACCGTCATAACATGCCCATGCAGTGTTGAGTCGTCTATAGTCTATAGGGTTAGCATTGGCGATGCGTTGAGTCTATTTGTTGCTGGCTATCAAGATGAACTTTAAGGAATAGTTATGGCTTACACGGTCACGAATTTAGTAACTGATGCATTCTTTATTTCTGGTATTGTGTCTCGTGACTTTGAACGTCCCACTGGTGCGCAGTTTGAAGTTGGGTTAAACGTATTAAACAACATTATCTCTGATAAAACCATTGAATCTGACATGATTCCTTACTATACGAAATATACTTTCAACGCTATCGCCGGCGTTGAGACGTATTTCATTCCTAATCTAGAAGCAATTGATACCCTGGTATTCTTTATAGATGGCGTGCGTTATCAAATGCGCGAAATTGATAGGATACAGTTTAGAGGTTCTCCACGCGCTAAAGTAAGTTCTTTGCCATTCAATTGGAATCTGGAGAAGTGTCTTGGCGGCGCATTAATAAGTTTGTATTTCTTTCCCAATGAAGCCTACCCCATGGAGTTATGGGGTCTTTTTAGATTGGCATCTGTTGCGTTGAATCAGGACTTGCTTAGCACTTCCACAATGGCCAATTTGGGAACGGTTACCATTTTTGGAACATCGCCAACGGCCGGTATTCTTACCAGTGGTGAATTAGTGGTAAATGGCATTGATTTGGCTGGGATTTATAATACTCCCGCCGCATTAGCGTCTTATATTAATACTGGGATTATACCTAACGTTAGCGCATTATTAGTGGGTAGCAATTTAACTTTAACTGCCATTCCAGGCGCATCGATAAATATTCTTACATTGGGCACCGTAGATCCTTTAGTAGGATTAAATTTTTCTAATTTCTCGCTATTGACTGGCGTGAGGGCATCTACATTTGCACCTACTGGTTTAGATGAGTTTTACACAAGTTACTTAAAGTTCTCTTTAGCTGACAGATTATGTACTGAATACAACTTTATTGTACCACCTGGCGTTGTTAAACAATTAGAGCAATATCAGCGCTGGATAAGCAAGCGCAGTGGTGGATTAGACTTAAATACCCAATTACTAAGCACATTGCAAGGCACATCAGCCTTCAATTATGCGACCGTTAATCTTGGGCTGGGCTGGACGATTTAATGGCTGAACAACAATGGTCGCGAAATAACTTTAGGGTTACACCCAATGCTGAACCCGTACCTATCCAAATTGTTGGAAGCTCTACCTTTGGGCGCTATCATAAAATAGCATCTGGCTTAACATATAACATGTTCATCAGTGACGACTGGCTCGTGAATTTTGCTGGTTATAAGCGTGTTGTAGAGCTTATAGGCGATAATATAGGGGAAGGACGTGGACTGTTCCATAGCACTCGCGGTAATATTCTTATTGTGGTTATTGGTGCCGTTGTATTTCAACTGGATGCCGCTTTAAATGTCACCCAAATTGGGATTTTAAGCACAGGTGTTGGTGAAGTGTTTATGGATGAGAATCTCAACAATCAAATATGTATTGTTGATGGCGTATATGCTTACATCTATAATTATGCAACTCCGAGTGGAGTGGTTGCCCAAAATATCGGCACTATTCAGCCAAGTTATGTCTGCTTCCATAACACATATTTTTTGATTGGCAATCAGAGCAGAAATAATAATGGCGCTCTTTGGTATGCTTATGGATTCAATACGACTGCATCGCCACCACCTGATCAGGTGATTATTTTAATAACTTCTTTCGCTATATCCACTAAGCCAGATTATGCAATTGCGGTTCGCAGGTTGCCTGGACAAGCAAATAACGTAATAGTGTTTGGCACGACTGTATGTGAGATATGGACGCAGGTTGGTGGCATACAAAACTATAGACGCAATCAATCAGTTAATATCGATTATGGCTGTTTATCAGTGTCAACAATAGGCTCATGCGAACAGTATACTGCTTGGTTAGCTGTCAATGAAGATAACTCGCCTATTATCCTTATTTATAGCTCTCAGGGCTTGAAGCGTATATCCAGTGATGGCATTGATCATTTGCTAGATGGCCTATCTGCACCGCAGGATTCTACAGCCCTATTTTATACGCAGGATGGTCATCTTTTTTATCAGCTCACATTTTTTAATCCTGCTGACAATTTAACTTTAGTGTATGATTTAAACACCGAGAAGTTCTTTAACCTATCTGATCAAGGCGGCGACCATCATCCTGCTAGAAAGATGGTATATTTTAACCAAACCCCTTATTTTATCTCGTTGAATAATGCATCTCTTTATTCAAGCGATACAAGTATAACAGTGTATAATGAAAATCTTAGTTCCGCTGTATCTGAATGGCTTCCAGGCCTGATATATGATATCCCGCGTACCAGAATATGTGAAACTATCCGCAAGCCAGATTCTGGACGATTTATAGTTAACTCATTTGTGTTTACAATAGCTCAAGGTTATGATCCAGCTATAACGACTTTATCTCTCACCCCTGTTACTCCAGCGAATGACATCATTACTGAAGGCGGAGTAGATATTATAGATGAGAATGGAGACCAGCTTGTCACGCAAAATTCAGCAACTCTACAACCTGTTGACCCCTATACTGCTCCATCTAGTTTGGTTTATCAACCAAGGGTGGATATGGCCATCTCTAAAGATGCTGGCACTACTTGGAGCAGTTACGTTGGAAAAGGATTAAACCCTATCGGTCAACGCAAAAATATTATTACCTGGAATAATCTGGGCGCTGCAAATGAATTAACTCTCAAATTTAGGTTCTGGGGCACTGGCGCCGTCGTTTGTAGCAATGGTTTTGTGGAGTTATATTAATGAGTACGCCACCAGTTACAGTTTTCATGGACCTGCCTACATATCTGGAAACAGATAATGAGAGCAGTTATCACGAATATTTAAATCAAGCTTTACAAGATGGTCTTAGCAATAAAGGCTGGACTGTGCCTCAGTTAACAAATGCCCAATTGACTACGATGCCAGTACAGAATCCGACAAATGGTTCAACGAGTTCTACATTATGGCAGTCTATGCCTGATGGGACATTATGGTTTTTACTTGACTCGACACCGCCCTGTTATGTTGGTAAAATAAACGGTGCGCTTGTTAAATTTACAACAACAGCGTACCCATAGGAGAATAAAATATGGATCCAGCAACATTAGCGATGCTAGTTAGCGCGGGTGTGAACCTAGCGGGAAACTTCATGGGCGGAGATCAGGATAACGGCGCAAATGCTGCTAACCAGCATCTCCAGCAAATTTCAAAAATGGGCAAAGAGACATTAGGCCCATACATGCAAGGTGGACATCAAGCACAAAACACTGCTAGCAATCAATATAATAAAATGGCTAATGGCCCAATGGATTTCCTCAATCAGATCATCTCTGGCTATAAGCCATCCGAAGGCTACAAATTCAGAGAGAAGAACGCTTTAAATGCTGCTCGTAACTCAGCCGCTGCTGGTGGCTTTTCTGGCACACATAATGACCAAATGAATCAAGCTGAGCTTTCTAACGGCCTTCTGGGTCAAGACATGCAGGAATGGTTGCAAAACGTCTTAGGAATCCAAAGTACAGGATTAAGCGGTCTAGAAAATCAAGCCCATCGTGGACTTGAAGGCGCACGTAGTTTGGCTGATTTATTAGGCAATGTTGGCGGAGCACAGGCTGGACTAGCTAGAAGCTCTGGTAGAGAGCAAAACCAGAATCAAAACCAAATGATGGGGCAACTTTCTAGCCTGTTAGGCCAGGGAGCTGGAGCATTAGCTGCAGGGGGTGGACAGCCTTCTGGAATGATTGGGGGTACGCCTACCATGAGAAATCCAAGCCAAGGTGGCTTTCCATTTAGGAATGCTAATGCTGGTGCTGCTACAGGCGGCGGTATCTATGGTGGATGGAGAGGATAAATGGTCAACTTACCAAACTTTAATGATACCCCGTTCGAAAGCAGGCTGTCAGGAATCCTGAAAGGCTATGCTGGCGGCAATCTTCCTCTCGAGACCATGCAGAAGCAAGAGCAAATGCGTCTGGCCAATCAAAAATCTGGGATACAGAATCAGTTTCTTCCAAAAGGATTAGAACAAGAACAAGAGCAAATGCGACTGGCTAATGTATTACAACGAGCCAGAGAGCCACATGCAGCACGCTATGCCGAAAACGAAGCTGGTGTTCAAGAGGCTCAGATTAGACAAGCTGGTGCTAAAGAAGTTGGTGAATTGGGTAAAATGATTCGCGATGTGCAAACTGTTAAGCAAATGTATGGAGCTGAATCTCCAGAATATGAAGCTGCTATGAATTATTTGAAAAACAAAACAGAAGGCAAAGCTGGGCAGCAGTTTACGATTGGACCTAATGGAGAATTTAGTTTCACTCAGGGTGGAAGCGGCAAAGGCGCACCTCCTCAAATAATAGGCCCCAATGGTGAAACTCTATCCTCTCCTACTGCAGCTAATCAAACCAGTGTACAAGCGACTCAATTGGCTAGAGCTGGATCAGATATTTTGGAAAAAGTGATACAACCCTATGTAGGGAAAACAGCCACCCAAGATTTATATAAAGACATAAAATCTTATGAGAAGAAGCCAACTCCTGAATTATTCGAGAAACTGGTAGATTCCGCAGTAGCTTACAAATTAGCTCCTGAAAGGGCTACGGTTAATTTAAGAGCCAACAATGTCACGCCAACTGTGCACGCCATTAAAAAACAAGAAGAAGCTATCAAACAGGGCTGGGCTTATGGAGGAGATTATTTAATTGATAACTTACCAAAAGATATCCAAGAAGCCGCGAATAAAAAACATGATGAAGTTCTAAGGAATGTTCATGAAGCTCAAGTATCACATGCTAAAAGAGGATTCCCTTATAAAGTTGGTGATCCAAGGATAGAGAGCATGGCTAAAACCCATGGTGTTTCACCCAAGGAGTTCCTAGAAGATTTAGCGTTTACACGTGAACAAACTGGCAAGACCGATGAAGAGATTCTAGCAGAGCTGGAGAGTAGGAATGTCTAAAAACCTTCTTGACGAAAAAGAAAAGAAAAAAGTTAAAAGAGAGCCACGAAATTTATTAGCTAATAAAAACCCTTCAACGGACATGTCAGAATTACAATTACCAGGAACTGCTGAACAAGGGATGCCTATAAATCCAGCCATGTCTCAACAATTAGAGCAGCCGACCCAGCAAGTATCTGAGCATCCACAAATAGAAAACTTTATCAAGAAATTTCCACAATTAGCTGAGTATGTTGGTGGCTTAGAGTGGCCTAAAAAAGAAGGCGTGCAAAAAGCTGCCAATGTAGCTGGGAAAGCTAATGAATTTATAGAGGATATTGGTTTGCCTGCTTTTGCCGGCGGCGGGTTACAAGGTCTTGGAAACAGCGCGATATCTGCTGCTAATCTTCCACTAGAGATGGCCACAGGCAAAAGAATTCCTCACTTAGATTTAAAGAAGCATCTATCTGAGCAAAACCTAACTAATGATATAGCATTTGGTGGGGGTGATATTGGTGGACAAATCCTGGGATTTCTATTGGGGTCCAAAGGTCTGGGGGCAGGTGGTAAAGCTCTAGGATTAACGCGCCCTGCCGGTAAAGCTGGCCTAGCTACTGATTTAGCCAAAGAATTCGGTGCTGGATATTTAACTGGCGAAGATGAGATAGGCGAAGGTAGGATGACACAAGGTCTGCTCGCAGGCTTGCTGGGTGCTCCTTTGAATTTGACCACAAAGAATGTAGTAAGCAGGGTTCACAAGGGTGCACAAGCTGCGCAAAAGGCATCATCTAAATTATATAATAGTATCTTTGAAGAAGCTGCAGACTTGGGTCTTAACAAGTCATTCAAAGCCCCTAAGATCGACAAGAAAACATTGTCTCGCGGATTAAGTAGCGATTATTCTACCGCAGTTCAAGATGCTCTTTCAAAGCCATCGTTAGAAACTTTTCACAAAGCTCAGAGTGACTTGGGTAAATTTATTAGAGGAACTGAAGAGGCTATCGCCTCAGGCAAGGCTAGCTCCGTAGTTATAGAAGCTGCGAAAGAAGCTAAAATAGCCCAAAATAAATTTCTAGAACAAATAAACAAGATATTAACTAGCGCTGATCCAGGCTTAGCTAAGCAATACGCTCATGCAACCGAACATTATGCTAAAAATGTAGTTCCATATTTTGACCCACATCTAATAGAATATGAAAGACTACTCAAGAAATGGGGTGCAACAAGTGGCGCCAAAGAAGCCGCAAAAGGATTGAGAAATAATAAGGATTTTATGGCAGGATTAGGGAAGCAATATCCGGAGCTTGCTTTGAATGAATATGTTCCAGAAATTCCTACTTTAGCTAAATATCTGGGAGGAGGCGCGGCCGCTGGGGCCTCTCTAGCAGGTGGTTATTTTGGTCTCGATAAACTTCTCAATAAATATCATAAAGATTAAAGGAAAGTAAAATGGCAAACGTACCAGATAACAGATTCATAGCGGCAACATCTCTAGAAGAGTACTTTGTTAACAATAACACTGGCCTGCCTTTAGCTGGTGGAATAGTGTCCTTTTGGCAAGATATCAATAGAACCAATCCTAAGCTTGTTTATGAGCTCTCTGGAGACCCTACAGTTGCAGGCGGCTATTCATTTGTCCCTCTCCCTAATCCTCTTATATTGTCAGCTACAGGCAACTTCCAGGATGCAAATAACAATAACATAGCTGTATACTATTTTCCTTATGATGGTCTTCCAGCCACGAGCCAAAATACATTGGATTTGTATTACATAACTGTTACGGATAGCTTATTAAATCCACAGTTTACACGCTCAGCGTGGCCGCCAATTGCTGAAGATTTAGCTACATCCGCCTCTGGAAGTCCTTATGAGAATCAAATATCTAACTCTCAGTT